ATGTTATTGTATTATTTGTTGTAGGGTTACCTACTTTACTATTGTTTATTGAAAGAAAATCAATTAAATCTTTATTATCGTAATATGGAGATGGTGTTGTTAATAACCCTTCCAATCTACCATTTGCAGTTACATCCGTTTCGGTTGCAACAACTATTTTACTACTATTAAATGATTTTTTAGTCGTAGCTTCTCCATCAAATTTTTCTGGAAGTAAGTATGCTTTAACATTCAAAGTAAATTCAACTCTATTAATTCTTTCAGTTCCTTCACCTACTTCATTTATTACATTATAATCTGCAATTGTTGTATTGAATTTAAATTTTTGTTTATCACCCCAATATTCATCAGATGAATATGTTAGAGATTCAATTACCGCATTAAGATGTTCTGTATAATTAGTCCAACCCATACATTCGTAGTTTATTTCTACATAGTCTGGCATTGTTATATTATGAATTTCGTACTTCGGTGTGGTTGCTTTTCCTAAGAGAGTAAATCTACTATATCGATTATCTTTTGAATATTTTGTAACTGCTTGATATGAAACGTGTCTATTTAACATAGGCATAGTTTCATTTTTAGCCACCGATGTTCTTTTAATCATCATTAGTGGTAATTGTATTTTACCTTTTGCATCTCTATATACACCCTGTCTACGAGCACCATTCCATCTTTCAGAGTTACCATATATGACGGGAATCTTTAGTGCCTTACCGTTATCATCTAATGTAGGTAATACCACATTTTCTAAATAAGTCATTATAGCATAATCTACATCAAAGAGAGATACGCTTTGTTTTATATCGGTTTTTGAAGATTTAATTTGATTTGCTCTATTTAAATCTTGTCTTAATGGGTTAGTTGCCATAATTATTTAATTCTTTCTTCTATATTAAGATTAGATTTGGATACCATAAATGCTGTTAAAACAATACTAAAACTATTATAAGGTTGTCCACCTGCGTATTGAATTTCAGTAGTATTATCTATTTCAAAATATGCATTATTATAGAGTATAATATCACCAATTTCAGGATATACATTAATTTCTTCACATTTAAACCTATCAACTTTGAATGTAATGTTTTGGTCGGTATCGGCACCAAATCCTTCGTATCTTGCACCTTCCGGTTCTCTATCCACTAATGCATATAGATTCACACCAGGTAACCAAGTTTTATTCATAGCTTCTCCATATATGTTTACCTTTGTTTCGTTTAAATTGATTTTAAACAAAGTAATTATATTTTGAACTACATCATCAACTAATTCCCTAGCTATGGATTTAAAAAAATCTACATCTCTTTCTAATACAAATTTTGGCATATTATCCTACATATATTTTTAAAGGAACTTTTCTCAACATATCCTGATGATGGTCTGATTCATGTGCTTGTTTTTCAAACACATTCTTTCTACTCATCTCTTCTAAATTTTCTCTCAATTGAGTCATTAACATATCTTTTTCTACCTGTGCTTCTGCTCTCAATGCTGCTCCATCTAAATTAACCTCACCATCTGGAATCGGAACTGAACTATACTTTTCTCTAATTGCTCCTAACAATTCTTTTGAAAGTGCCAATGTATATTTTCTAATCCATTGCTTACCTACATCATTAATAAATGAATATTGAATAAAATCATATGGTATATCAGAATAATCAGAAAGTGAATCTGCCTGAATTGTTTGTGAATCGTGTTCAAATTCATCTCTACTCATATATTCAAAATAAACTCTTCCGAGTGTATTTGCCGTTGGTATTGGGAATATTTCTAATTTATTATCTACTATATTAAATGTATGTGCCGATTTACGAATATGGTCATTGAATTCAATTTGTTGCATTCTTAATACATCCTCATATAACGGCATCATTAAAAATTGAGCTGCTGGAGAAAATTGTCCGAATCCTAACTCACTCATTAAATTCAATGTACCCTGTGCTCCAACCGAATATGGGTCAAAGAAACGTGCGATTGCCGGAGTTGCTTCATGAAATACTCTCGTTACATCAATCGTAGAACTACCCGTAAATAATGTTGCAAATGATGAAGATGTTTCTGAATCAATCGATGCACTCATTATATTGTAAACTTGTTTGCCAGGTGTTAAATCAATATATGCTTTTTTGATTGAAGTTGCACCACCAACTCCTGCTAAAGTTCCGTATTGTTGTGCCATACGAACTGCAGTTGGTAAGAATGAACCATCCACAAGTGTTTGTGAATAATTTGCAACTTTACCTTTGGGCTGTCCTCTAAGAATATCTACGTTATTTCTAAGATTGAATTGATTTACTTGCGCAGAATATTCTGATGTTGATTCTTCAAAACATGCAAATATTTGTTCGTTATCTAATTCGACATTGATAATTGGATATCCCAATCGTTTTGCTACCCATGTAGCGGTCTTAGGTGCATCGTTTCTAAATTCACTATCAGCATCATATAACCCAAAGGGAGTTGATGAGCCAGATATAAATGAACCGGATGCTGCGCCTGACCAATATGTGTTTACAGACATAATTCTTAATTATAGTTTTACTACTATAAATATAAGAATAAAAAAAGAGATGACATTTCTATCATCTCTTTCTCATTTTAGTTATTTTTAATAAAATTGAAAACTATGTTAATCTAACTTTAACTGTACCGGTAGTATGATACAATCCACCAATTGCAACACCAGCTGATGCTGCAGCCACATCATTTGCAAAACTACCAGTAACATATCCAAATGAAGTATTTGCCATTTTAGTTGCAATACTACCACTCAATGAGGTAACGGAGGCATCGGTTGCCAAACCATCACCATCCAATGTTACTTGTAAATCGGATACTAATATGTATCCCACTTTACCATCCGATTGTCTAGCTAAAATTTTGTCTGTACTTTCCGCTGTATATGTTGGTAAATCCTTTGCGGTTTCGGATATTGTGTATTGTGGTTCTGGGTATGCCATTTTATTTAATTTATTTATTTTTTTAATACTTTACGAATATAAATATAAAATTTTTCATATAAATATAAAAAAAGAGGAGATATTTCTATCCCCTCTTTCCGATTATCCTAATCCGTTAAGATTAAAGAGTTTCTAAACCACCAATTACTACTTTACCGTAGAATTCTGGTCTTACTAATTTCTTAGCGTAACGAGTCATAACTCCTCTTCTTGGAGTGAAGTTAGTTGGGTCGTACACTAATGGAGTCATAATCAATGGTACATAAGGTGCGTAAACTGCTCCGGTTTCGAAGAAGTTAGAACCTTTGAAGCCCATTAATAATACGTTCTCAGTCATATAAGGGTTTTTGTAAACATCGTATCTATTAGAGATTTGTCCAATGTTAGTTACACCAGCTGCAAATGATAAAGCGTCTTTACCAGGATTTGCTGAGAAACCATTCATTGATTCTAAAATAGTTGCAACGTTAGGAGAAACTACTACGAAGTTTGCTCCACCTCTCATTGTTAATTGGTGAATCTTGTTAGAAACTTTTTGTAATTTAATACCCAAAGTCTGGAACCAAGTATTCTTTTGGTATGCTGAAGCTGCTGCTGCTGAAGAATCAATAGAGAATCCAGCACCATTCCAATCGTATCCAACCTTTGCTGACCAATATTCAGTTGTGAAAGCGTTTTGTTGTAACATTTCTAAGATTTCTAAATCGATTTCTAAAGAGATGTACTCACTTAACATTTGAGTCAATTCAGCTTCTGCATCTACAGAGTGATATGCGTTCAAATCTTGCGCCAATTCAGGAGTCCAAATTGCTTTTAACTTACGAGTCTTAGCAACGATTGGTTCAGATTTCAATTCTAATTCGATTTCTGGAATTGCTAAATCAGTTCCTCTATCTTCGAAATCACCACGAGTGATATCAGTTGGTTGTTTGTGATATGCTAATGATACACCAACAGTAGCCAAGTTTGATAAACCAGTTACAGTTGCAACGAATTCAACGTTAGAACCATTCTTAGTTGTGTATTGAGGATAAACTCCTGTTACAGAACCTGTTAATAAAGTTGGTTCGAAAGCTCTGATACCATTCCAATCTGCATCAGATGGTAATGCTACAACGATTTTCTTCAATGTGTTAGCTGCATAAGATGCAGAAACTGAACCAGAAGATAAATCATAATCGATATCACCTAAAGATGCTGAAGCAAATGTTGCAGTGATAGCAGAAGTTGAGTTGTTGATAGTATATCCGAAACGACCTGGACCATATAAACCACCTTCAGCTGCTTGAGTTGAACCTAATTTGTTTGTGTTTTGGTCTAAAGAATCTTTACCAAAAGTTCCACTTTTACCGAATAATGAAGAACCTGTAAAGTCAGGATTACCTGCTGGGTTAGTACCATACTTAAAATCCATATAGAAAATAAGACCTGAAGGTAAGTTCATTGGTTGAACCGAAACGAATTCTTTCGCTGCGATAGAACCGAAGATACGTCTTACCAAAGGTAATGCTACACCTGCCCACTCTTCAGAACCTGAAGAAGTACCAGTACGAGTTGCCTCATCTAATAATTGTTTTGCTTGTTTTTCTAACATTACTGCCATACCATGCTTAGTTGTTTCAGAACCTGCGTTCTCTAACAAACCTGTTTTTTCCCACTTAGCTTTCAAACCTCTTGTTTGCTCTAACATAAGAGTCTGAGGATTTGCGCCAGTCATTAATTTTTTTAAGTCCATTTTGAATGAATTTATTTGTTTTTGTTGATTAATTATTTAATTATACCTGCTAATTTCTTAAATCTGTCAGAGAAATTTGTAGATTCAGCAATTACTTGCTTAGATACAGCTGGCTTAGTAGATTTTGTTACTTTGCTAGCGATTCCTTCAGAAATAGATTTCTTAGTAGATTTGTTAGAAATTGAATATTTGAAATTCTCTGCTAATGTAGAGTAAACCAATTTCACTTCTCTAACCGAATTTGTTCTATCCAAAGTTTCGATAACTTTAACTTTCTGTTCGTTAGTCATGTTATGAGCTCTGAATAATTTGTTTGCGAATAATAACTTAGCGTTTAATAAGTTTACTTCATTGATTGTTTTTTGTAAAGATTTGATAGTTTTATAAGCTTCGTTCAATTCAGCTTCTTTTTCTGAATCATCTGCAGATGCATCATCAGTCATATCAGCTTCCATTTCTCTTAAAATTTCTTCTAAGTCGATTACTTTCTCACCATCTTTATCAGTACCGGCTTCAGCGCCATCAGTATAGTTTTCTTTCTTTACTGATTTTCCTTCAGTTGCTGCTGGCATTTCTTCTTCAGAATCTTCTCCTTCTAATTCAGCCAATTGTCTTTTTAATTCTGCAATTTGTGCCGCATTAGGGTCTTCTTCTGGAGTTTCTTCGCCTTCAGTCGCTGTTTCTTCTTCACCACCATCTAATTGAGCTTCTAACTCACGGATGATAGCTTCTAAATCCATGTCATCATCAGATTCTTCATCATCAGAATCCATTTCCGAATCCATGCCCATGTCATCCATGCCCATTTCATCTTCACCTTCCATTTTTTCTTCTTCAGAATCTTCTCCTTCTAATTCCGCTAATCTAGCTTTCAATTCTGCAATTTCTGCATCTTTGTCACCTTCTTGGTCAGCGAATGGATTTTCTTCTTCAGAAATGTCTGCTACTTTCTCATAGTCAGTACCAGCTTGTTCTGGTTTACCACTATCCTTAGTTACACCTACTGATAAATCAGTGTCTGCATCTAAAGTTGGTTGTGCACCTGGAGTTTCAGGATATCCAACGTCTGTTTTAGACCCGATACCTGTTGAACTCAATTCCTCATCTACTTTTTCAGCATCCATATCCTCTGCTTCAGCTTCTGCTCTCATCTTTTGAGATAAGATAGATTGAAGTCTAGGAGTAAATGCCTCTTCAAGAGCGAGTTTTGCGTTTGCTAATGCTGTTTCCTTTACGGCTTTAGCATCGGCGATTGCTTCTTTCAATAATTTTGAATTTGCCATCTTGTTTTTTCCTTAAATTTGTTTGTGAAGTTATTCTCTTGGGAACTCCAATGTAATTATGTTGATTGTTCGGTCACACCTTATAGAGAAGGGTATTCATTAATCAACTATTGTCTTAAAAGTAATCCCATATGAATGGGATATTTGATAATAAGTATGTAAATTTTTTAGAAAACTAAAGAAATATAATAAAATTACAAAGAATATTTATTTTTTCTTTTAGATTCTTCAAGTTGTAACCGCTTTTTGACTGATTTTTTTATAAATTCTTTTCGTTCTCTTAGTTCTTCTACTTGCTTTACCTTTTGAACTTTTCGTTTGTATTCTTTTAAAGCTACCTCTATATTTCCGTTTTTAATACCAACTATCAACATATATTAACCTAATGCGTTTTCTAATGCTCTTTCGAATTTAGCTTCGATTCTATCTAAAAAATCTTTAGCTTTAGATAAATTACTTTGATTAGCTTTTAAATTAACTAATGCTTTTTTTCTATCTTCTTCAGTTTTTGCACTGAAATATGGTTTTGTTAAATCCTTTTGTCTATCTGCTAAGGTTTGGTATTTAGCCAATGATTCTAAATATTCTTTAGCTATTGGATTAAATGCTTTAACTTCTTTTTGAGAAGGCCCTTCTACTTCCTTCAAAGGTATAAGGTTTACTAATTTCATATTATTGATGATTTACCAATTTATATTTAGTTCTATACATTAAAGATACAACGGTATCGATATCATTTTGTATCCAACTATCTTTTAATTTAGGATTTTGTCTTAATCTAGCTACCATACCACATAAAGTTTCAAAATATTTAATAATATTTTTAATATCATTATTTTTATCCAATGTACCAATGCCAGATAATTGAATTAGTCCTTCTTTTCCCTGATAAGTTTCTACTAACCCATCAATTAATCCACTAATTGCATCATAGTATTCACCCAATGCAACATGCGCTGAATGAGAACCTATTCCCTTAACACCCAAATGAAATGAATGAGCCTGTGTTCTACTTTGTAATAACAATGATGCTAATTCTTCCATTTATTTAGAAGTTTTAGATTTTTGTTCTCTTAATCCCAATCGTTGTTTCATAACATCTTCTGATAAATCTGCTATTTCAAAGTATCTTCCTAAAACGTGTCCCATATCTTCATATAGAGCTTCTAATCTTTGTTGTTGAGATTTTGCTTCTACTGCTTCCTTTTCAAAACCTGATTGTAACTTTTTAAGTTCATTCATATTTCTTTTAATGGTTACTCTATCAAACCAATCACCACCTTCTCTCAAAGTGTATTCTTGTGCAGCATCTGCAATTCCACCCAATGTTTCTGCAATTTGCATAATATCAGATTTTCTGCTCATTCCTTCTCTATGCTGATTATACGTTGAAATGATTTCTAAGAAATGCTTTTTCAATTCAGTTGGAAGTTGTTGAAACTCTTCGGTTTCGTTTAATAAATCTTTTAAACGTATCATAGTATTATTTCTTTGCAATTTTATATTTTTTCAATCGTTGAACGGCTGCTGCTAAATCTTGTGGAGTCATCCCCAATGCATCTACCAATTTAGCCATTACTAATTGTTCTTTTTTTCTCGTTAAACTATATGATTTAATAACTTGTAAAGCTCTTTCTAAAAATTTGTCTACTTTAGATGGTAGAGTTACATCCATATCTTCAATAGATTCTTTTTTTAGTTCTTTATTTGGTATTAAATTTATTAACTTTGCCATATTAGTTTAATTCAATTATAATTTCTCTCATCAAATCTTGTGAACGACACCACTTACCACATTCTTCTGCTATTTTAGCCCATTGCTTTGATTCCTGCAAAGGTGCCATAAATGCTCCATGTGTTGATGGGTTAGATACAAAATCCCATCCAACTAATTCAAAGTCTTCTTGAACCATTACAGTCCCATCTGATAACTCTTTAACTGAACCCAATCCTCTTGATGAAATTCCTAAACGAATATTATTTTTTAATAATTCTTTTAAGATATTTCCAGATGGAGTTGAAAGAATTTCTACTACACCACAAACATCATCGCCTTCCCAAAATATTTCTCTAATATTATGAGAAACATTCTTTAAGTTGATAACAGGAGAATCCGGATGGTCTAATTCACCCAATGCTCTTCTTTCTTTAATGAGTTGTTCGTATTTTTTACATTCTCTTTCCAATATTCCTTTAGGATATCTTCTATGATTTTGATTTGGAGCACCTGCTCTTTGTAGGATTCCCTTAACTAAGTAAGTTCCATTTTCTTCTTGTTGAAGTTTTGCTTCGAACAAATGCGTTTCTATCAATAATCCTTTACTCATTTTATTTTATATCTTTTTTAACTTTTTCTATTGCCTTATCAATATTTGCTTTATCTGACCAAGACTTTAAAAATATAGTTTTTATTTGATTTTCCATTTCTGTCTTATCCAAATCACCAATATTTTTAGAAATTAAATTCTGAACAATTGGTAACTTAACTATTCCATCAGCCATTGTACTATCAATTCCTCTTTTAGTATCAATCATATTAGTTACTTTATCTATGAAACTATTATCATTAGATAATTTATTTAATATGTTTTTTACCGGTTCTTTATAATCTTTATTAGCTGTAAAGTATTTCATTCCCTTTTCAACCAAATCTATCATATAATAGAACATAATCTTACCAACTATAATACCACCCAAAGTTGTTAGTATTCCAATTGCTAGATTTTCATCTACTTTTTTTTTTTTACCACTTCGTTTTTAGCTCTTAATGCCGCTAAATCCGAACCTTCAATCTCACCATCACCATCGGTATCAATTTTCTTTTGACCCGCAGTTAATTCAGCTTCGTTATATCCTGTTAATTTACCTTCAGATTTTGCTTTACTTGCTTTATCTACTGCAGTAAAAAATTTAACTTTTTCCGCATCTGTCATATCAGGAATAGATTTACCCGTTCTATCCAACATATGTTTGAATAATTGTTGGTAATCGCTTTCTTCTTTTACTACTTGGCGGATAAGTTCTTTTAGTTCTGTATGTTTCATTATTCTGATATTTGTCTAATTTTCTGGTCTAGTTTTAATAATCTCTCTTGTATACTATAAATATGACTATTTGTCCTTTTCCAATAAGATTTATTATCTACACCACTTTCGTTCTTAATCTTACCATACCAATTAAGAAATCTTTCCATTTCTTTTAATTGTTTATTGATATTAGATATACCTCTACCAATTTTAGCTTGTGCGGTTGATTCATCTTGCTTCAATGCTAACCATCTATTTTCATTAACCGGAGTATATCCTGTTAAGTCTGCTTGTCTTTTTGCTTTTTTCTTTTCACTATCTTTACCACTAAATGCATATGGAGTATTATATCCTTCAATATTACCTGTGGTGTTCATTTCGTCAATCATTCTTTCTCTCACCATCTTACGAACAATTTCTCTTATTTTATTAAGTTGTTCGGT